GAACACATCGACCGGTTGGAGGACGCCCGCGCCTCCCAGAGCAAGCGGCTAGTCGATGTCCGCGACTTCTACATCAAGGTCGACAACTGGAGGTTCGGCAAGGGCTTCCGCCGCCACTTCTTCTCGGACGCCGAGATTCAGTTGATGCTTGAGGGCGCTCGCGCTGTCGAGAGGGATGCCTCGAAGAAAATCGACGGGCTGGAGAAAGACATCGAGGCTGCTGAGAAGTCCACCATCGAAGGACGGGTCAAGCTCGCCGCCAAGAAGATGGCGGCTGACCTCGACGCCGCCATGCACAAGCCTCTGGACCCGGTCGCTGCCGTCAAGGGCTTCGCCGAGATGATGGACGGCGACCTCAAGTTCGAGGACAAGGTGGCCGACCTGAAGCTCACCGACCTGCCCGCTCCCGGCCGGTTCATCGACGGAGGCTCTCTTGCGCCAGAGGGAACTCCTTTGCCAAAGCCGTGCGACTGCGGCGTGGGCTTCGACAAGTGGCTGATTCACCATGAGTGGTGCGCCTCGCTTCCCAAACCGGCCCTCTACCCCGGGCAGGTCCACGCTCATCAGGGCACGCACTACGTCGGGGACGACTGCAAGCCGAAGCACACCATCAAGGGCATCGCCGAACTCAAGGCGGAGGAGGAGGTTGTCCCCGCGGTGGCCGTCGAGCGGACCGAACTCATTGGCCTGTACGCGCAGCTTCCGACCCCCGAGTTGAAGGTCCACGTCGAGGCTGCGCTGGACGCGGCTGTCGCTCGTGGCGTCTCCCTGACCGTCGGTGAGACCGCAGCCCGCGGCTACGACGTCCGCATCAAGAAGACCTCCAAGCCCAAGAAGAGGAAGTAACCATGGCCATCCCCACTCTCGCTGCTCCCGTCGACGCCACTGCCTACCGGCGGTACTTCCAGAAGCTCGCCGAGGAGGTTCTCACTCTCTCCGACGCCGCCCGCCGTCGCGTCCGCATCTGGAACTACTGGCGCACCGGCTCGCCCGATGGCACGTGGACCTTCTTCCTGCCGTACGTGTCGCTGACGCGCGACGGCTCCACCTGCCCGGCCTTCCGCTACCGCCTGTGCTTCGCTGCTTTCTGCTGGGGCATCGACATCGGGCTCGTGGCTCCCAAGCGTGTGGTCACCTGCGCCGCTCACGAGGGCGTCTCGCAGGCCTGCGTCAACCGCGGCGAGAAGGTCAATGTCCCCGAGACGACCGACGCCTACGACGCCGACGAAGCGAACGAGCGCCCCTAAGCGCCCGTCGCTCCTAATCTTCTAAGCATGAGCGACCTCGCGAACACCGCGGAGGACCTCGCACTCACGAGGCTGACCCCCGACGAACACGTGGAGCTTGACCGGTACCGCCGGTCCGGCAAGCATCCACTCGCGCCTGTCGCCTCGACCGAGTTGTACCTCATCTGGATGCAGGGCGCCACGTGCGAGGAACTGGCCAAGCTGAACCCCGGCCTGAGCCTCGGCTGCATCCTGATGGCGCGCATCGACCACCGCTGGGATGACCGCCGCGACGCCTACCTCGCCGAGCGGTTCGCGACGGCCAACGACAGGCTGAAGCAGATTGGTGCGGAGTCGCTGAACTTCCTCGGGCTCACGCTCGCCGTTGCCCACAAGCAGCAGGGCGAGAAGATGATGAAGTACCTGAAGACCGGCGACCCGTCCGACCTCGGCGTCTTCAACGTCACCAGCATCGGGCAGTACAAGCAGGTCATCGAGACCATCGCGCGTCTGACCGGCGCCGACCGCAAGGTCATCGTGAAGGAGGCCAACGGCCAGCCCGCCTCCACTCCGCCCGAGACCATCATCGCCCCCGTGGAGCACCGCCGCCTCACCCCCGAACAGGCGGACGCCCTTCGGCGCGCCAAGATGATGACCGGGAAGAAGGAGTAGATGGCGAGCGGCTTCGGGCTGGAGGACGTCCTCAACGACGTGCAGCAGGGGCGGAAGCTCCTGATGACTCCGTGTGCGTCCAAGGAGGGCCTCCGCGACTGGCTCATCACCTACCTGAACCTCGACTTCCCGGACACGCAGGTCGACGAGGGCTCCACCGGCTCGCCGCTGGAGGAGATGTGGCGCATCTACCACGCCGGGGTGACCAACGACCGCGACTTCCCGCGCCGCTCGCTGCTCTACGCCTCGCGCGGCTCGTACAAGACGCTGGGCGTGGCCGTGCTGGAGCTTCTGGCCATGCTCCACATGGACCGCTCGGTCGTCCACCTCGCAGCCATCGAGCAGCAGGCCGGGAAGGCGCAGGAGTACCTGCGCGGCTTCCTCGCGCGTGAAGGACTCGACGAGTTCGGCGTCGGCAACAACAAGCGGTCGGTGGCCGTCGTGTGGGCGGAGCACAAGGCGACGGGCGACATCATCATCAACGAGGAGTGGCGCGCGCTCGACCGCATCAGGAAGCGCGAGTACACCTACCACGCCCGATATACAAAAGTTATTGTGAACACTCCGGCGTCGTCCAACTCGGACCACGTCGCCTTCTTCGTCGTCGACGAGGTGGACCTCATCCGGTTCCCGCTCGCGTACGAAGAGGCCAAGCTCATCCCCGAGGCGCAGCGCGACGCCAACGGAGTCGAGCAGCCGCCGCTCACCATCCTCACCTCCTCGCGCAAGTACTCGGGCGGTCTGGTTCAGCGCGAAATCGACGAGGCCGAGAAGACCGGCACCTGCATCCGGCACTGGAACATCCTCGACGTCACACGTCGCTGCCCCGACAGCCGCCACATGCCGGAGAAGCCGTTGGTCCCGGTGTTCACCAGCGACGTGGACCTGAAGGTCATCACGCCCGAGGACTACGCCGCCCTCGTGCAGATTGACGAGAAGAAGGCTCTCGACTACACGGCCTCGGCCGCCTACGAGGGGTGCATCTCGAACTGCCGCATCTATGCCGCCTGCCGCGGCCGTCTGGCCCGCGTGACCTCGCAGGCCGCCATGCTGAAGTCGCTCGACGACACCATCGGCAAGTTCCGCGACGTCTCGGTCGAGATGGCCATCGCGCAGTTGATGTGCTGGAAGCCCGGCAACGAGGGCTCCATCTTCAAGCACTTCTCGCGTCGCCACCACATGCTGTCGCTGACGGACATGTGGGAGACCATCACGGGTGAGCCGCCTCCCAAGCACACCCTCCTCACGAAGCAGATGCTCATCGACATGCTCGTCGCCCGCAAGGTGAAGTGGGCGGTCGGCATGGACTTCGGCTTCACCCACGTCTTCGCGGTGTGCCTGTTCGCCATCGACGGCCGCCGCGCGTTCCTCATCGACGCCTTCGAGATTGCTCAGTTGGAGTTGAACCAGAAAATCGAGTTGTGCGACAAGCGCATCAAGAAGTACGCCCCCATCGTGTGGCCTGACCCGGCCTACCCTTCGGACATCAAGACGTTCCGGTCCAAGGGCTACGTGATGAAGACGCACACGAAGGACGTGCTCGCTGGCATCAACGCGGTCCGCAACAAGCTGAACCCGCCCGGCAGCAAAGAGCCGGAGTTGTTCATGCTGAAGGATGACCCGGCTGGCGACCTGATGGCCAAGAGGTTCGAGTCGGCACGCTGGAAGCTCGACGCGCAGGGGCGCCCCACGGACATCCCTGACGACTTCGAGGACGACTTGATGGACGCCACGAAGTACATCATCCAGAACGAGTTCAGGGGCGCTGGCAAGGTGGTCTCTCCCAAGGACAACTCGGTCAGGGAGACGCCTGTGGTCCTCACCCCCAAGACGTGGATGGCGGCCAAGGTGCAGGAGTTGACGGGCGGGCAGGGGACGGAGGCCATCACCAGCAAGCGTGTGAAGCGCGGGGGTTTCATGGCCGACTTCGGCTAAGAACGACTTGTTCTTGGCTGAGCGGTAATCTAGGACCCATGGAGACCACTTCTCCAGCGCGATGTGCGAGATGCCCTGCGGCACCGATAGCCGGGCAGACGCTTTGCTCCCGCTGTCGCGGTGTGGTGCGAGCAGAAGTGGCTCAGCGCACAGCGAAGCGCCTCTCATCGGGCCTGTGCATCGACTGCGGCGAGCCTTCGCTCCCGAACCGGACCAGATGTCAGAAGGACTTGGACCTTCGCAAGTCTCGCGCTCGCACCACCGCGTCGATTCGCAGAGGGAAGGGGCTGTGCACCTACTGCGCGCTGGAGAAGGCCTTGAAGGGCGTGGACCGCTGCATCGGGTGCAAGTTGGTGTCGCTGGAGAAGACGGGACGTGAATGGCGCGGCAACAAGATGGGCCGCGCCAAGGTGAAGAAGAAGTTCGCGGGTGTCCCTCGCGCCGAGGTCTTGGCTCTCTGGGCCAGCCAGCAGGGGCGCTGCGCTGTGACAGGGGTGCGCCTCCGGTTGGTGGGGCAAGAGCATGACAGCGTCTCGCTGGACCACATCCTGCCGTTCTCGCGCGGCGGCTCGCACATCATCAAGAACCTGCGCTTCACCTGCTACTTGGTCAACATGCTGAAGCGCGACCTGACAGAGACCGAGTTCCTTGAGGTCATTGGGGAAGACGGCCCTTCCCGGCTGCGCAAGTTCATCGAAGCGCGAGCCGCAATCTAGCACGTAGCCCACAGAGGAGCGCCCTTCCCATGCCTGTTGCCAACTTCGTTGAGTCCGTCGTTTTCTATGACGACGTCGAGAACGCTTCCAACCCCGTTCGCAAGCACGTGGACTGGAAGCGCTCGGCCACGGGCCTCGTCTTCGAGCAGGTGTACTCGGAGCGCTTCGTCCTCTCGCCGGGCGCGTCCCGCACCGTGGCTTCGCCGGTCGGGGTGACCGACCTGTCGGCCACCGCCGTGGCCTTCGGCGCCGCCATCGCCAAGCCATCGTGGTATCAGGTCCGTGGCGCCTTCCCAACCTCGCCGTGGGCCTTGGCTCTGGCAGTGGGCTCCGCCTCCGTCACCGTGACCGCCAACACCTCGGACGGCTCCGCGTTCGTCAGCGGTGCTGGCTTGGCCTCGCTCGCTGGCGTCAAGCCGGGCGACTGGGTGTACCTCGCTGGCTCGACCTACGGGGACGCCGGAGCCTTCGCGCCAGCCAACCAAGGCTTCTGGCTCGTCTCCGCCGTGAGCACGGGGCTTCACCTCTTCCGCGTCTACTCGGATGACTCCGCTCCGGTCACCGAGACCGTCACCACCGTCGGCACCACGGACATCCAGCACCTCCCCGACGCGACCCGGCCTCGCTGGGCGTACATCGCTGGCTCCACCACCTTCGGCGGCCTGAAGAGCGTCGTCGCCGCGGCCATCGGCTGGGTGGCCATCGCCACCGAGACCCAGTTCATCACGACCGGCGCGACGACCCTCTCGCGTCTCGTCGTCACCCCGAACTACATCTCCTACGCTCGCGTCGAGAGCGACAAGTCGGTGAAGCTCACCGTCGGTGACGCTGCCGCGGTGGCCAACGAGGTCACGCTGCTCCCCGTGGGCACCAACACCCCTGCGTGGTTCGAGACCTTCTCGTTCTCGACCAGCTTGGCCTTGCTCAACACTAGCAACGCCTCGGCCACCATCAACATCATCTACGCCATCGCCAAGACCGCGAGCTAACCCATGGCCAAGCTGACCACCTCAGGAATCTTGGAGCAGTTGCCGGGCGGCTTCACGGCTCCGAGCGCTGCCAAGAGCGGCAAGCTCTCGAAGAACAGTCGCGATGGCCTGCGCAACGTCCTCAACAAGCAGTTCCTGACCGCGGGCGAGATGCCCGAGGATGTGGTCACGTCCTCTCTGGTCTCGGGGCGCGGCTCCAACACCCTCCAGAAGTCGATGACCAAGCTGCTCGACGGGCCCGACGGCTCCATCGAGCGTCTCGCCTTCGAGCGCGACCCGCAGCGCATCGCGGAGTTCGCGGGCATCTGGCGGCCGAAGCTCCAACTCATCCCCGACAACCTCCTGAAGCGGATGGCCATTCAGGACGACCTCGTGGCTGCCGTGGTGCACACGCGCTGCAACCACACCTCGCAGTTCGGCCGCAAGCAGGAGGACCGCCACACCAAGGGCTTCAAGTTCGTCATCGACCCGAACTTGGAGGAGAAGCTCTCGAAGGAGCAGAAGGAGAAGCTCCAAGAGCGCATCGACCGCGCTGAGAACCTCATCCTCTCGTGCGGTCACACCAAGGGCTGGTCGCAGCAGGACCGGTGCTCGTTCACCGAGTACCTGTACATGTCGACCCGCAACGCCATCGTGCTCGGCCGCATGGCGACGGAAGTCATCTACGTGCCGGACCCGAAGAACCCGCGCGAGCGCGTCTTCCACTCCTTCCGCCCGACCGACGCCGGGACCATCTACTACGCCGCCCCGTACAAGGAGGCGAACGAGTCCATCCGCGAGCAGGCTCGCAAGCTGCTTGAGCAGATGAAGAACGAGAAGCTCCAGCAGGAGAAGTTCGAGAACGACGAGTACGACTGGGTGCAGGTCATCGACGGGCGTCCGTTGCAGGCCTTCGGCTCGGACGAGATGCTCGTGCAGAACTTCTACCCCGTCACCGACATCGAGCTTCAGGGCTACCCGCTGACCCCGCTCGACACGGCCATCGCCGCGGTCACGACCCACATCAACATCACGAACCACAACAAGCTCTACTTCCAGTACGGCCGCGCGGCCCGCGGCATGCTCGTCATCAAGTCGCAGGACGTGGACGCCGAAGTCGTGCAGGCGGTGAAGCAGCAGTTCAACGCGAGCATCAACGCCGTGCACAACTCGTGGCGCATGCCGGTCTTCGGCATCGGGCCCGAGGACGACCTCCAGTGGGTGCCCATCGACCAAGGCTCCCGCGACATGGAGTTCCAGTACCTCTCCGACTCGAACGCCCGGACCATCATGGCCGCGTTCCAGATGTCGCCTGAAGAGTTGCCGGGCTACCAGCACCTGAGCCGCGGCACGAACAACCAAGCTCTCTCCGAGTCGAGCAACGAGTGGAAGCTGACCGCGGCGCGCGACGTGGGCATCCGCCCTCTCATCGCGAAGCTGGAGGACTTCCTCAACGACTCGCTGCTGCCGCTCATCGACCCTGACCTCGCCAAGTACGTGAAGCTCCGCCTCATCGGCCTCGACATCGAGGACGAGGAGAAGGAGTCGGTCCGCCTGACGCAGGACATGGCCGTCCACATGACCTACGACGAGGTTCTCCAGAAGGTGGAGAAGAAGCCCCTCGGCAAGGAGGCCGGTGGCAAGCTGCCCCTGAACCAGCAGGTGATGGCTCTCGTCGAGAAGTACCTGACTTTCGGGCAGATTCTCGAGAAGTTCTGCGGGGTTGAGGGCGCTGGCGACGCGAAAGCGCACCCAGAGTACGCTTTCTACCAGAACGAAGCGTGGATGAAGTGGACCGAGATGCAGGACCAGAAGGCCATGGCCCAGCAGCAGGCTGCCCAGCAGGCCCAGCAGCCTCAGGGAGCGCCCCCGGGCGGTGGAGGGGCCGGTGGGCCGCCCCCGGGCGGCGGCGGGGCTCCTGCGCCCGCGCAGGGCGGTCAGGACGGGGGCGGTGAGCTTGGCTCGGCCGTGGACCAGTTGGGTCAGCTTCTGGGCAAGAGCCAGTCCGACCGGCAGCGGCTGAAGGCTCACCAAAGCAAGGTCAACCAAGCCATCATGGACGCTTTCCGGGCCGAAAGTCTGAAGCTGGCCGTTGGATTGGCCGACATCGCAGATATTCACAAACCTCGGAAGGTGTAGCATGCGGACGTGCACCTTGTGCCTTCGTGGGAAGGACGAGAGCGAGTTCAGCCCGGACCGACGCTCGAAGGACGGGCGCCAGTCTCGGTGCAAGGAGTGCAAGAGCGCGGAGACTCGCACGGCCTACGCTGTAGACCCTGCCCGCAAGAGCGCCATCAGCAAGAAGCACTACCACTCTGGCCGCGGCTTGGACATGAGGTTGCGCCGCAAGTATGGCATCACGTCCGAGCAGTACGCCGCGATGCTGTCGACGCAGGACAGCAAGTGTGCCATCTGTCGAGGGCTCCCTGCGAAGGGTGAGTGCTTCGTCGTGGACCACGACCATGCTACGGGCAAGGCGCGCGGTTTGTTGTGTCGCAAGTGCAACTCGGGCATCGGCCTTCTGAACGACGACCTCCTGCTGGTTCTTCGCGCCGCCTCGTACCTCCGCGCTTCGCTGAAGGAGTCCGCCCATGCAGCCACGCCTCAGTAAGGGCGCAGTCGTCGAGGTGCAGCGTCGTGTCGACGAACTCTTCGACAGGCTCCTCACCCGTCTGCTCGGCGGCAGCTTCAGCGGCAAGTCGATGTTCATCACCACCGACCCGGTCATGTCCATCCCGGGGCTCTTCAACGCGGCGGTGACCTCGGAGGGCGGGACGCTCGACACGGACCTGCTCCAGAACCTCGCCGACGTCGTGAAGAACCTCGTCGACAAGCAGCGCTCCGGAGCGAAGGCCACGACCGTGCGCCGCATCCAGATGCTGCTTGAGGACGTGAAGGCCGGGCGCGTCAAGCCGGAGAACTTCACCAACCACGTCGAGAGCGAACTCATCGACACGTGGAGCCGCATCCACTCGGACGTCGAGCGGGTCGTGAACACCGAGAGCCAGCACGCTCTCACGCTCGGCCTCAAGGACGGCATCGGCCAGATGAACGCGGTGCGCGGCATCGCCGACCCGGTGGTCGTCTTCATCCCGAAGAACGACGGCGCCCTGTGTGACGAGTGCCGCAAGACGCACCTCTGCCCCGACGAGGTGACGCCGCGGTGCTGGCTGCACTCCGAGGTCAACACCGACTACCACGAGCGCGGCGATGGCAAGCCCTCGTGGCACCTCCTCCATCCTCACTGCCGCTGCTCGCTGGCAACCGTCCTCCCCGGCTTCGGCTTCGACGCCGCGGGCCGCGTCACGTTCATCAAGAGCGACTTCATGGAGTACGACTACCAGCAGGCCCGCGGTGGCAATCTTGGGGGAGTCGACGAGCGCCGCAAGTGGGAAGCGTAGCTCGCCCTGCTCTAGAGGTACCTCATGGACCTGAAAATCGTCTCGGCCGTCGCTCGCGCTCTCACCGTCAACGGCTCGAACGGCTACGTCCGCGTCGCCGCGGGCAGCAGCTTCAAGGTTGGGGCGACCGTCAACCTGTCGTCGACCACGCCGCTGACGAACAACGGGCTCCAGATTCAGAGCATCGCTGGTGTTCCGGGCTCGACCGACATCGCGCTCTACATCATCGACCCGAGCAACGGGCAGCCCTTCAACGCGACCACGTACCTGACCGCCGCGACAGCGACCGTCACCCAGCCCGAGCAGCGGCTGTGGTACGGGGTCGGCACCGACGAGGTCCCTCCCTACAGCCCGCTGACCGACATACAGATGGCGGCCGTGCTCGCAGCCATCTTCCCCACCGCCGTGGCCCCGGCCTCGAACGTCACCGTCCTCAACTGGCCTGCTTCGCAGCCGGTCTCTATCACCTCGTCTCCGCTGCCGACGAACGCCGCGACCCAGACCACGCTTGCTGCCGTGCTGGCTGCCCTTCAGGCCCCGCTGGCCGCTGCGGTCACGGGCACCTTCTGGCAGGCCACGCAGCCTGTCTCTGCCGCGTCGCTCCCCCTTCCGACCGGCGCAGCCACCCAGACTACGCTCGCCGCCGTGCTGGCTGCGCTCGGCGCCCCTCTCGCCGTCACGGGCACCTTCTGGCAGGCCACGCAGCCCATCTCGGCTGCCGCCCTGCCGTTGCCTGCTGGCGCTGCCACTGAGGCCACGTTGCTGGCCGCCTCCGCCAAGCTCCCGGCTGCGCTGGGGCAGGCCACGATGGCGGCCTCGCTGTCGGTGGCCATCGCTTCAGACCAGAGCGCTGTTCCCGTGTCCGCCGCCGCCTTGCCTTTGCCCGCTGGCGCCGCCACGAGCGCCGCGCAGACGGATGGCACCTCGAAGGTGCAGGTCAACCAGACCAACAGCTTCGTCGATGCTGGCAACTCGACGACTGTGAGTCTCGCGGGTGGGGGCACCTTCATCGGCACCGCTCTCGATTGCCTTGGTGTCGTCTCTCTGAGCTTCTCCGCTTCATCTGACGTCATTTCGGCTGTCAGCGGCATCGAGTTGCAGTGGTCGCCCGACAACGTCTACTGGAGCACGCGCGGCATCAGCGAACTTCCTGCGACCCGCATTGGGACCACGCAGGCGACCGACCTCGCCGTCCGCGTTCACGACCGATACTTCCGCATCAAGTACACGAACGGCGCCACTCCGCAGTCGTGGTTCAAGCTGCAAGTCCTGAAGCTCAACTACGCTGTGCAGCCGGACGGCATCGGCGTGTCGCAGAGCCCGAAGTCTGGCGACGACGCCATCCTGACCAAGGCCATCATCGCTGGCGTCGACAACGACGGCCTCTACCGTGATGCACAGATTCTCAACCACGATGCCTTGGGCTCCTACAACACCCCCGGGCTCGCGGTGCGCTCCATCCTCGACCAGTACTACATCTCGGCGTTCAACGAGCAGCGGGTCAGCATCCCGTACACGCTCTCGGACATCGTGCAGAAGTACGGGCGCGACACCCGCGTCATCTCCTCGCTGCTGAACGGCGGCGGCACCATCGCGGACACTCTCCACATGTCGGGCTTCACCCTCACGCTCCCGACGACCAGCGGTGCCTACGCACGAGCCCGCACCAACGAGTGGTACCGGTACCAGACCGGCCGCGGGCAGCAGGTCATCTTGACAGTGGTTCACTCGAACGCTGGCGTCGTCAACCAGACCCGCAACTGGGGCTACTTCGACGACAGCGACGGCCTGATGTACCGGCTCGTCGGCACCACCCTCAGCCTCGTCCGGCGCACCAGCACTGGCGAGAGCGGGGGCTCGTTGGCAACTCCGTACGAGGAGATTGTCCCGCAGGCCTCGTGGAACGTCGACAAGATGAACGGCACCGGGCAGTCCGGCGTCACCTTGGACGTGACCAAGGGCAACATCTGGGAGGTTCGCTTCCAGTGGCTGGGCGTTGGTACCGTGCAGTGGTTCATCAACGGCCACCTCGTTCACCAGATGGTTCACCCGAACACGCTCGCCTTCCCGTACATGCGCACGGCGACCCTCCCCTTGTCGTGGTCGGTCATCAACACGGGCGCCTCGGCGGCGGGCAGCCTCACCGCCATCTGTGGTCACGTCACCAGCCAGAGCGGCCAGTACCCTCCGACCAAGAGCTTCACGTCGACGGCAGCGCCCAAGAGCACGGCGGCAGCGACCGAGATTCCTTTGCTCAGCCTGCGAGTGGCCTCGCTCTTCAACACCGTCGACAACCGCATCCCGCTGCTGCCGAAGTTGGTCAGCGTCAGCGAAGGCAACACCGTCGCCTCTGCCCGAGCCTACATCTTCGTGCGGCTCAACACCACCCTGACTGGTGCTGTGTGGGCGGCTGCCGATGCCTCATCTGGCGCTGAGGTCGACACGACTGCGACCGCTCTTGCTGGTGGCACCATCCTCGCCCGCTTCAGCTTGGCCTCGCTCGCCGAGCGCGACTACGACCTGAGCAAGCTCTTCGCGCTCGGAGGCAAGACTCTTCGCCGCGACGCCTACACGGGGGTCTCGGACATCCTGACCATCAGCATCCAGCGCAACGGCGTCAGCATCAACCCGTCAGTCGACGGCACCTTGCTCTGGGACGAAGTTCACTAGGAGGCTCACATGGAATGGCAGGCTTGGACGTTCATCGGCATCTGCGTCGCCTTCGTCCCCTTCTTCTACCTCGTGGCCTCGGGGAAGCTCACCAAGGCTCGGAAGGTCGAGCCGAAGAAGTGACGGACAGCGACAAGCTCGACTTTTTCGCGGACCGGGACACCTTCGCTGGGCGGAACAAGTAGCGCGGGAGGGACTCGAACCCTCAAGCCCTTGCGGGCACCGGGGTTTGAGCCCGGTCTGTTTACCAGTTTCAGCACCGCGCCATCATCACGAAGAAGCACCGGCAGGACTTGAACCTGCATGAGCGCCTTCAAGGGGCGCCGTCCTGCCGTTGAACGACGGTGCCGTCTGCTACTTGAAGCTCCCCAGCACCTCGTAGTGCTTCCCGTTGTTGCCCGCGTCGAGCCACGCGAGGTAGGCCTCGGCCTGCTGGCGCGTGAGGGGTGAGTGGCCTTGGTAGGTGATGTAGGTCACGTAGACGAAGCGGCCCGCCGCGCTGGAGCCCGCGCAGTAGAAGTCGGACAGCCCGCGCCCGTCGGCCTGCGTGTTCTTGTTGATGGCCTTGTCGGCCTCCATCCGCTTGAGGTGCGCGTTGATGCGAGCGGCGATGGAGCCGAGCGTCGCCTTCTTGGCCATCAGTTGCCCCTGCGCGCGAGGAAGTCGTTGATGACCGCGTCGTACATCTTCATGCACTTCGGGCAGTCGACCAGTCGGCGGATGTAGTAGGGCTGCGCGTCCTTGAGGGCGCCGATGAGGTGGAACTCCTCGCCGGGCGTCGAGAGCGGGATGCCGCAGAAGGCGTGCTGGCCGTCAGGCAGGCCGTCGCAGAGGATGGGGTTCACTTTGTAGTGGGTCACGGCGCTACCTCCGGGCTGGTGAACTTGCTGCGGTCGAGGGTCTTGTGGACGTCGCTCTTCAGGTTGCCCCAGACAGTGGGGACGACGCCGCTGCTGCGAAGGACGACGACGAGGTCTCTGCTGCTGTCGTAGTCGACCCTGAGTACGACCTTGGTGAGGAGGCCGTGCTCGTAGGTGACCTCGACTGCCTTGGCCTTCCCGAAGTCGATGCGCTTCGGCAAGGTGAACGGGCCGTGCCGGTCCTCTCGCGCCTGCTCCTTGGCGTGGCTGGAGTACTTGGGCTCGCAGACGCCGCGGAGCCCCATGAAGCAGGCGGGGAAGCCGACGGCGACGTTGTAGGTGCGGACGGTCACTTGGAGTCCTCGGCGCGGGTCTGGTACTGGCAGGTCGTTCTCTCGTCGTGAATCTGTCCACCGAACTTCGGGCAGTGGCACACGCGGCAGGGGGTGGCCAGCGCCTCTTCCTCGGGGAGCCTGTACGTCCGCGTGAAGAAGGCCTTGTCCTGCGGCTCCAGCCCGTCAAGCATCGGGTTGAGCAGGCGGATGGTCTGCTGGCCCGGCCGAAAGTCGCGCTGCTTCTCGATGCGGAAGACGCGGTCGGCCTTCTTGACGGCGTCGAAGGACTCGATGACCTGCTCGATGCTGAGCAGCAGTTCGGCCTTTGTCATCGTGCCAGCCCGGTTCGGAACCGGGTGCAGGCAGCAGTGGCGCTTGTCCTCGATGCCGAGCTTCCGGCGCAGCCACCCGACGAAGATGAACCAGCGGGCTTTGAACCAGACCAGCGAGAGGGCGGCGGCAGTACCGGCGGCGATGACGGCGGCAGTCTCTTCGGGGCACCAGTGGAACATCACACCACCTCGGGGAGAGTCGGGTGAACGCCGTTGCGGGTCAGCGTGGAGGCGTTGTAGCGCTTGTACTCGTAGCGGCGGCCGTTGGCGCCCTTGCAGACGAGGTCGACGAGGATGGTTCCCTTCGGGTACCCGCCCGGCTTGCGCATGCCAGCGGCCTCGTAGACCCGGGTCACCTTGCCCATCCAGAGGCCGAACATGCCGCGGTGGAAGAAGACCCGGTCGCCGACCTTGATGACCCAGACCTCGGGCTTGTAGCGGGCCCCGGCGGGCTGCTGGAGGGCGCTCGCGCGCCGGGCGGCCTCCTGCTGGTGGGCCTGCTTGTAGCCGTCCCAGTGCCCGCGCAGGCGCTCAGGGGAGGACACTTCGAGGCCGATGCGGTGCGAGCCCCACTTGCCACCCTCGAACACCATGAAGTACTGGGGCGTCTGGGCCCAGCGGTTCTTGCCGTCCACCTTGATGATGACGTCCCGCATGCCGTCCAGCACGACGCGGGCGGTCAGGATGAGGCCGTCAATCTCGAAGGCCTTGAACTCCGGGGTCTTGAGGAGGGCGGCGGCTTCGGCGGGAGTGGTGGAGTCGGTCATGGTAGGAGTGTAGCAGTGTTCGGGGTGGGTGTCAACTACTTCCGGAAGGCCGCGAACTCCTTGCGGGTCTGGGCGGCCCGCTTGGCGCGCTCCGACCGGACGGCCTTCTCGGCGGCCAGCGCCTCGGCCTGAGCCTTCTCGGAGGCAGCGCGCCGCTCGGCGTCCTCCTTGGCCTGCGCCTCGACGGCCTCGGGCAGCGGCTCGGGGTTGACCGAGGACAGGAAGGACTCGATGTCGCAGGCCAGCACGGCGACGCCCGTCAGGGTCTTGGCCAGCAGAGCGGTCTCTCGGACGGTCCGCGAGTTGCCCGAGGTGCCGATGCGGACGTCGACCGGCATGCCCAGCCCGCGGTGGCAGGGGCGGACGTCGAGGCTGACGCGGCTGCCGAACGCCTCGCCGAACTCCAGATTGAAGCCGGGCATGAAGGTGAGGGTCTTGGCGACCTCGACCTCCATCAGGGCCCGGTCGTTCCAGCCGTGCCGGGGCTCCGGGACGTTGCCGAGGGTGACGGCGCGGGTGATGAGGGCGTTGACGTGGGCGACGGCGGCGGGGATGGTCACGGTGGAGTTGGTCATGGAAAGGAGTATACTCCGGTCGGGGTCTGGCGTCAAGAGAAACTGCGTCCCAGAAGGGGCTACTCCGGCTGCCCTGTCAAGGCGCACTTGCCCCTGACCCGCTGCTCTCGGTGCAGGTCGCGGTCCTCGCGCTTCTTGAACAGGGCTCCGCACTGGAAGCACCAGAAGCGGCGCATCACCGGCCAGACCTTCCGAGACTTGAAGTTGGACATCTGGGGGTGCTTGCAGCCGCAGCAGGGCTTCGAGTAGCCGCGGTCGTGGTAGGTGATGAAGCCGTCTCGGTTGCACGGCTCGGCGTGCGCGCAGTCCTCGCAGGAGCCCTTGGACTTGATGACGTCGGGCACGAGACCGGCGAGGTCGAACAGGGCGTTCAACTCCGTCGGGCTGGTCTGAGGGAGAGCGGTCGAGACGAAGCTCCACTTGCCGTCGCCCTCGTAGCTGGAGTAGCCGCCTTGGTCGTCCCAGCGCATGCGCTTCAGGACGCTGCGCAGGGCGATGATGCCGGGGTGGAGGCGTGCGACCATCCGCTTGCCGCTGCCTGCGTCGGCCACGGTCTTCATGTCGAGAGCGAGCTTGGTCTTGGCCATGGCGGTCTCCTAGTTGCCGACCATCGAGGTGTCGATGCACATCATGCCGACCTTGGTCTGAGGCCGGAACATCTGCACGACGGCGCAGCGCCCGTTGAGCTTGCACCCCATCAGGCGCAGGGTCGAGTTGGGGCCTCGCGTGGCTTCGACGAAGGTCTTGCCGTTGTCCACGCCGACCGAGCCCGTGAAGACGTTGGGGCCGGTCTCGCCGTCGAGGGTGATGCGGCAGGACAGGGAGTTGGGCTGGCCGACGCAGCGGACCACGGAGTCGATGCGCTCCTCGGGGCCGGTCTGGCCCTCGGTGGTGAAGCTGCCCGCGAAGGTGGCGCAGGCGGCGGGGCCCGGCGGCGCGAACTTGAACTCGGCGGCGCTGGCGGTGATGGAGGTGAGCAGCAGGGCAGCGGCGAAGAGACTCTTCATGGTGTTCTCCTTGGGGTGCGGGTTAGAGCTTGGTGGCGCGAGCGCGCTCGGCGGGGGTGGCGAAGACGTTACCCTCGGTCTCCCAGCCCTTGGCGCAGGACGAGCAGACACCGGCCTTGCGGTTGTCGCCCGAGAAGAGCGGGATGCCGCAGGGGCGGGTCTCGTTCGACTTCTTGATGAGGGTCTTCTCGCCGTTGTTGATGTTGAGCGTGTAGTGCTCGCTCATCATGGTGCGGACGATGGTGCAGGAGTTGAACTCGCGCTTCATGGCTGGCTCCGGGGGTCGACGGCGTCGTCGGCGAAGAGGGGCTTCCCGTGGGCAACGTCCTGCCCGCGGTGCGTGTGATAGACCTGATGCAGCGCGCACCACATCATGCACGGGGTCTTGGGGTAGCCGGAGCAGGTCGTGGGGCAGAGCTTCTCGTTCTCGGCCCGGATGGTGGCGAGGTCCTTCACCGCTGCACCAGCACGTTCCCGCGGCCGGTGATGCTCTCCAGCCCGATGAGGCCCTTCTTGGTGTCGGCGCTCAGGGTCTCGGCGACGAGGCCCGCGGCGTCGACGGCGCGCCAGATGGCGGACTCGGGGAAGCTGCCGCTGTTGAGGATGCTGAGGGCGGAGGCGAGGAGGTGCTTGGCTTCGGCGATGCGCTGGCTGCGGTCGGCGTCGGTCATGGGAGGAGTGTACTCCTGTCGCGGGTGGACGTCAAGCTACTTCGCGGTGAAGAGGTTCATCTCGGCGTCGTTGACGCCGCACATGGCGTCGTTGGCTGCCCGCTGGGCGCGCTTGAAGGCGTGCAGCGCCGCCATCGTGACGTTCGCGTCGTTCCTGCTGGCCGCCACGTTCAGGTCGTTGGCGACGTTCTGGAGGCAGACGGCGACGTCGGAGAGGCGCTTGGCGGCAGTCTCGGCGCGAGCAGCGGCTTCGGAGAAGGTCATGGTCGGCTCCTAGAACGAGAACTTGGCGTAGCGGGGGTACCGGACGGTCTTGCGCTGGACCTCGGCGCGGAGGGCCGGGAACATCTTCTTGGCCTCGGCGAGGATGGCCTGCTCGACCTTGCGGTCGAGGCCGTCGAGTTCGAGGAAGAAGCCGTACATGAAGTCGGTGGTCTGGACGCGGGCGGTCGTCATCGCCGGGCCGTGCTTCTCGTTCACGGCGACCTCGCGCTGCTCGGAGTTCGCGATGCCGTTGACGAGCGACTGGACGGCGGCGGCGTAGGCGTTGCGGCGGGCGTAGGTGCGAGTGTTGTCGAAGTGGTTGGTCATGAGAGGAGTGTACCTGTTTTCGAGGTGGGTGTCAAGCCCTACGCGCGAATCTTGTCCTCGCCGACCGTCTTCTCGCGGGTGACGCCAGCGCCGGAGGTGTAGCGGCAGACGACCGAGCCGGTCTTGGTGACGCGGACGACCTCGCCCTTGTACCAGTACCCCATGGCGTGGACCTCGACCTGCTGGCCGGGCGTGTAGACGATGCCAGAGGCCGCGCGGGAGGCCTTCTCGGCAGCCCGGGCAGCCCGGGTGGCGTTGCCGCGGCGGCGGCTGTTCTCGGCGTAGAAGGCGGCGCTGCCGAGGCTCGTGTTGTTGATGCCGACCTTGACGGCCTCGAAGACGTCGTCGGGGACCGCCCGGATGGCGGCCTTGTCCATGGCGAGGACGGCGTCGACGTCCGGGTTCACCGCGTCGAACTTGGCCAGCGCGGCCTCGTACTCGGGCAGGGCAGCGGCGTAGGCGGCGTTGGTGATGTCTCCCCGGGCGATGTACTCCTTGACGTTGGCGACGGTCTCGGCGAGCTTGGCGCGGCAGGCGGTGGTGGCGTTGGTCATGAGAGGAGTGTACCTGTTTTCGAGGGGGCTGTCAAACTCGGGCTGCGTCCCAGAAGGGGCTAGGCCGCCTTCCACTCGGCGACGACCTTCTGGAACTTGGCGAGGTCGCTGCGGATGGACGTCAGGATGCTCTCCAGTTCCGAGATGGTGGCGCGCATCTGGTTCTCGAACCCCTGCTCGCCCTTCTTCCAGACCGTGGTCTTGCCGGAGTAGGGGTTGGTCTTCGAGATGACCGTGCGGGCCGGGGCGTCGGCGATGAGCTTGAGGTACTGGCTCTCGTAGCGCTCCAGCTTGGCCACCATGTGCTTCGGGCCCTCGACCGAGACCTCCAGCGAGCGGAAGTCGCGGCCGTCGCAGGAGGCCGACTTGTTCCACGCCTGCGGCAGGGTGTAGCCGTGGTCGTGAATCTTGCCGTTCGGGAGGACGGCCTGATTGCCGAAGCAGCAGCCGCAGGTGGCGCGGTCCATCTCGGTGAGGGCCTTGGCGGCCTTGCGGGCAGCGGCCTCAGGGTTCGGCTTGCGGCCCATGACGACCTTCGACTTCATCCCGGCGACGACTTCGGCGACCGGCAGGATGGCGGCGATAGCGGCACGGTAGGCGTCGACCATCGGGTGTGAGACCTTGACCTTCGACATCTTCTTGGCGGCGGAGACGAAGTCGTGGAGGTTGTAGGGGTGGACGTCCCAGTGCATCTGGTTGAGGCCGTCGTTGAGGGCCGTGTCATCGGCAGCCAGCACCTGCCCCTTCCCCGCCCAGAAGTGCTCGGTGGCGGCCTTGAAGGCCTCCTCGGCGGCGCGGTCGAGGGTGAACTTCAGGTCCTTGAGGTCGACGTTGAAGATGCTGCCAGCGCGGTCGGCCGCGAACAGGGCGGACAGGGCGGCCTCGACGCGGTCCTTGCGGTTGGCGGGGACGGCGGCGATGAAGGCGGCAGCGACGGCGTCGTAGTTGGTCATGAGAGGAGTGTACTCCAAAGCCGGGTTGGCGTCAAGAGAAACTGCGTCCCAGAAGGGTCGTCTAGCCGAACATGATGCTGCGGTTGCGCAGCAGGTCGTCCTTGGTGACGAGGTTGATTTCGGGGAGCGCCTTGCGCCAGCCGTAGGTCCGGGCCTGAAGGCGGAGCCACGACTTCACCTCGGCCACCGTGCGGAGCGGGTACTCGTAGCCCTGCGGCTTCGGGGCGATGGCCGGGTGGGTGAAGTGCTCCAGTTCGATGGTGCCGCAGCGGAGGGTGGCGCTGTAGGTGACGGTCGGGTTGGTCATGAGAGGAGTGTACCACCACCCCGGACACGAGTCAAGCCCAGTGGGCCGCCTTGTAGACGTACTCTACCGTGAGGCCGGAGTTCGGGAAGACCTCCAGCAGGGCCGCCTGAGCCTCCTCCTGCGTGTCGGGCCGGGAGTGGGGCAGGACGAAGTAAACCTTCTGGGTGCCCGCCCAGACGTGCTGGAGGCCCGCCTCCGAGAGGCGCAGCGCGACCTTGTCAGTGAGGGTCGGGCCGGTGTAGGTGCTGTACCCCTGTCGCTTGCTCATGGCTACCCCTTCTTGGCGTTGTTGAGGACGAACCACTCCCAGTTGCGGTGCGACTGGTCGAGGTCGGACTTGAGCCCGTTGACGGCGCTGTTGACCTCCCAGAAGGCCTGACCGCACCCGCTCGCGGGCTCCCCGGACTCCAGCGCGTTGCGTGCGGCCGAGTTGGCGCGGTTCATGGCCGACTGGAGCATCCGCTTGGCCAGCGCTATCTGCTCGCGCGACGACAGGGCCTCGACCGCGGCCTCGGCCTCCTTGCGGAGCTTGTTGAGCTTCCGGGTCTTGGCGGCCTGCTTGGCGGCCTCGGAGCGGTTGAAGGCGTCGCTGTCGCGCATCTCTGCCTCCCTGCGGTAGTCGCTGCTGGTCTTGACGGGGCTGTTGTCGAGGATGCGGTTCGGGTAGGTCATAGGAAGCAGTGTACTCCTATCGGATGCGGATGTCAAGCTCGGCCGCGGCGGCCCAGCCAGCCGGGGTGAGCACGCAGCACCAGTACACGTACACCTTCTCGGCGGGGCGGTAGGACTGCTTGGACACGGTCACGTAGCCCAGCGCCTCCAGCACCTTGGCGGTCCGGTACGGCAGGGTGCCGCCGCCCGCGCCGAGGCTCATCTCCTTCAGGCGCTTCTGCTGGTAGCTGGTCATGGAAGCAGTGTACTCCTGTCGGGCCCCGATGTCAAGCGACCGACGCCTTCCGGTAGTACCAGACGCCCCGGACGTGGTCCCAGCACTTCTCGCTGACCCGGTTGATGGACCGCTGGCAGGCCTTGCAGGTGGGGCTGTGGTTGTCGATGGTGGGCGGCTTGGGGGTCTTCTTGGAGAGGGTGTGCCCTCCCCACTGGACGTCGTAGCCGCACGCCGTCATGAGGCCGTCGTTGGTGAAGTGAGTGCGGGCCATGGCTAGAGCGCCTCCGCGTTGGCGACGAAGACCAGCAGGGCCTGAGCCAGTTCGAGGGCCTCGGCGTGGTTCAGGACCACGACCGTCTCCTCGCACTCCTTCGTGAAGAGTTCCCCGTTCGAGGACTGGAGGGTGAAGCCGTCTCGCGAGTTGCTCCGGTAGGCGAACTTGGCCGCGTTGCGCTTGTTGGTGGCGGCGGCGTTCTTGGCGACGGTCTTGGTCGGGTTGGTCATGGAAGGAGTGTACCTGTTTTCGAGGTGGGTGTCAAGCGCTAGTAGCAGCGCTGCTCGCCGCCGAGGGTGCAGAGGTAGTTGTAGATGGAGGTGCGGCAGGCGCGGAGGTTGGCGGCGCTGTGGCGGACGATGAGGTCGAAGCCGAACTCGGTCTGGCGGCGGGTGTCGTAGACGACCCACGAGCCCTCGTGCTTGGTGACGTTGAAGCGGCTGTCTTCGGTGCGGTAGGAGCCAGCGCGGTTGCGGACGAGGACGATGTTGTTCATGAAGAGAGTGTACCAAAAAGCGGGTCGGGAGTCAAGCCTTCTAGCGGCCGAAGAGAGCTTCCTTGGGGGTCAGGAAGTTCTCGACCATGCGGAGCGCGGCCTCCTTGCGGGTCCGGTGGGTCAGGCCGAAGTTCTTGACGCCGGGGACGTAGGAGGGCTCCCACTCGACCATGTTGAAGGTCTGGGAGACGAGGTTGCCGCAGTGCCGGTAGCTGGTGTGGGGAGTCTGCTCGACCCGGCCCAGCACGACCCGGCTGGAGCCCTTGCCGACGACGACCTCGTAGACCTTCATGGGGTCCTCGTCGGTGCCGAAGACGCCCGAGGCCTTCTCGACGCGCTCGTACTTCGCGACCCTGACGAGGTCCGCCGCCTGCATCTTGCGGGCCCAAATCTGCTTGTTGATGGTCTCGTAGTCGGTCATGGAAGCAGTGTACCAGAGCCCGGGCCCGGTGTCAAGGCCTACTGCTTGACGTAGATGGTGGTGACGATGGAGGCGTGCCTGTAGCCGCTGTTGTCCTTGAAGGAACCCACCACCAGCCCCTTCCGCTGGAGCGCCGCCGCCATCTTCTTGGCGCGGTACCGGATGCCCGAGACCGTGAGGGTGCTGTCGGCCGGGGCCAGAAGGTGGACCATGAAGCAGGTGGCGTAGTCGGCGACCTCGGGGGTGAACGTGCTCAGGCCGACTTCGAGGGCGGCGTCGTTGACGATGTTGCTGGCTTCGGTCTTGGTCATGGGAGGATTGTACCAGAGAGACGGACACGAGTCAAGGGGTGGGAGGAGCCTCCCCACGTCTTAGGTGGTTCGGATGAGGACCCTTCCTGTCATGACAGGTCGAGCCCCCTTCACCGGCCTCACGGTACCGGCTAGCTGGTTGCGAACCCAGCGCGCGTGTCGGGGCGGCCTCCCTGTTCGTCCCCGGCCAAAGCACTCTACCATGGGGGTGGGGCGGAGTCAAGCGCCGCCGGTAATCTAGAGGCAGGACGCACCCTTCCCTCCGAGGCACACGCATGGGCATGATTCTCGACGGCATCGGCACCTCTGAGGCCATCGACTCCAGCGGCGAGTTGCTGGAGTTGAAGGGGCTCGACATCTCCGACCTCGTCGAGGGGCGTGGCGTCCTGAACACCGAGCACCGCGGCGACGACGCCCCGGGCTACTCCTACCTCGACATCATCGGCCGCGTCATCTACGCGAAGAAGCTGTACAAGCGCGACGACTGCGAGAACGACCGGCAGCGCAAGTACTGGGACGAGGTCAAGCTCCCCTACCTGTACATCAAGGTCGAGTTGTTCGACTCGGCTGAGGACGGGGACCACGCTGCTGCGAAGGCTGCCGCGGCCATGATTCGGCACTACACTCGGCGTGGACTCAACGTCCTCATCCGCTACAGCATCGAGGGCAGCACGCTGGTGATGGAGGACAAGACCATCAAGGCTGCCATCGCGCGCCGTGTGGCCGCCACCATCAAGCCAGCCAACAAGACCTGCAACTCAGGCATCCTCGAAGACAGCTACGAGAAGCCGGAGAAGAAGGGCAAGGACGCACTGGGCGGGGCTGACGGCATCGGCGGCTTCCTCGAAGACAGCGAAGAGGTCACCAAGTTCGAGAAGCCCGACGCCATGAAGCTCGGCAAGTCGGTGCTGATGGCCTGCAACCCCGAGGTCGACGCGGTCGACACGTTCGCTGAGCAGGCCACCGCCTTCGTGGACCTCGCCAAGACCATGGAGGGTGGCAGCTACAACGCCGCCCCGAGCACCCTGACCGGCGGCGCCGCTCTCCAGCGCGAGGACCTCGGCCAGCACCAGCGGCTGGTGACCATCTGCAAGGTGGCCCTCCGCGACTACGACAAGGACAAGCACGGCCCCTTCCGCAAGCACCTCCAGAAGATGCTTGAGGACGAGGGCATGTTCGAGGTCTCGGACGAGTTCCTCGACACCTTCGAGCAGTTGGCGGAGGAGCTTCCTGTCTCGGCCAAGCTGAACCGCCTGAAGAAGGACGAGGGCGAGGAAGCGGCTCCGGTGAAGACGAAGGAGAGCCCGGCCGAGAAGAGGACGCGGCGCGAGGGCGCCTACAAGGAGACCATCGCCACCATCAAGGAGAACCGCGCCGCCGCGTTCCCGCCGGGCACCGAGGATGAGGCCGGTCGCCTGCCGCCCACCGAGTCGCCGGGCTGGAAGCCGCGCGCCAAGCCGAGCACCCCTCGCAACGGCATCGTCGTCGACCACGCGCGAGGCGTCATCTACACCGGCCCCACCACGCGCGGCCCGGCCAGTGGTCGCCGCCTGTACGCGCCGAGCGTCAACGACGCGCACTACATGAAGCACCTGACTGACCCGGACATCAACGCGACGCACGACCGGGCCCTGAAGAACTGGGTGCTGATGCACCGCCTCGCGCGGCAGGGCAAGATTCCCGATGAGGTCATCGCCCACACGTCGCTCTTCACCCTCATGGCGCCGAACGAGTCGGTGCACATCCAAGAGCTTGCCCACGGCTTCCTCGAAGACATGATGGCCAAGGGCTTCGACCCGCGGAAGAAGTACGACCCGGACGACCTCGCCGAGTGGGAGTACGAGTTCCAGAACATGGCGCAGGGGCAGCACATCCCTGCGTACATGCACGACCACTTCATGTCGCAGGCCTCGGGCATCTGGCGGAAGCCGCGCGCTGACGAAATCGAGTCGGGCACCTACAAGTCCGGCATGCACACGGCCTCCAAGCTGGAGTCGCCTGACCAGCCGCTGCGCTCGGCCGTCGGCAAGACCGGCTCAGCCTCCCAGCCGGACAAGCCGGGCAAGTGGAACACGGTCGCGCGCTACCACGAGGTGCACGGGCTCTTCGGCGAGTTGCTCGGCAAGCATGGCGTGGACAGCGACGCCATCATGAACGAGTTGAGCGCGATGAAGGTGAAGAACTCCAAGTTCGCGTTCGGCTTCGGGCAGAAGACCTTCCGCTACACGCTCGGCATGCTGGGGCTCGGGAAGAACGTCGTCCCGGACACCCACTTCGTGCGGCACATCTTCGGCATGCACCCCGAGGACCCGAACCTCGACAAGCTGAAGTCGTGGGTGGGCTCGGGCCCCGAGAAGGAGCCGATGCTGCAAGGCATCGACAAGTGGTTCCGCGCGAACCACCCAGCCTTCGAGTGGACCCGCAACAAGCTGAAGACCCAGTACGGCGAGGACTTCGGCGACCACGCGACCTTCCCGGCCTTCTGGCTGCACTGGACCACTATCGCTCCTCACGAGCGCGACGCGAAGTGGAACGTCTCGCAGGCCTCGAACGAGGGCACCGACCACGCGGTGCTCTGGAACTCGGTCCACCACATCCTCGACCAGTACGGGCTGCCTCACGACCCGCACCACCCGAGCCTCAGGAAGAAGGAGGCGTGGTCCCACGGCGGGAGCTTGTCGGCTCGCACGGCGCACGCCATGAAGTCCATCCAAGACCGCTTCGGTGAGACCGCGGCGTCCATCGCCTACTACGCCTACCTCGCCCCTCTGCTGATGGCGCCCTCGAAGCCCGAGGCGCTGCACAAGGCCGAGGTCATGGCGCGCCTGCTGAAGGGTGAGCACGAGGAGGAGTCGGCAGCCGCCCCCAAGACGTACATGCACAAGGGGCACGCGGTGCTGCCGGGCGAGGTGGAGTTCATCGGCGGCCCTCAGCAGGGCACTCGCCTCCCGCTCGTCTCCATCGGCAAGGACTACCACCACGTCCTGAGCCCCGAGGGCGGGCTGATGAAGCTGCAAGCTGGTCACCCGATGACCCGCATCGTCAAGCAGCCCAAGCTCGTCCGCGCCAACACGCAGGTCGACTCGAAGATGCACGGCCATCCGACCTTGCACGGGACCAACGACCAGCACGACCTCATCCACGGCATCGACATGGCCAAGATGCTCGGCCGCGTCTCACCCAAGCCGGGTCTCACCAGCAGGCTCATGCCCGAGGGCAGCACTGGCTGGTTCCAGTCGGGTGAGGGCCACCTCGCCTACGTGAAGCCCTCCTTCGACGCTCAGGACGACGACGAGGCCTACGGCAACCCCAACTTCGGCATCGCCCACCGCGAGGCTGCCTTCTCGCGTCTCGCGCACGAGTTCTTCGGGCTCGGCGACAACGTCCCGGTGTCCACGGTCTTCAAGCACCCGGTGACGGGCGAGTGGCACTCGGCGCAGAAGCACGTCGAGGGCGAGCACTACTCACGCGGCTCCATGTACCACAAGGAGATGCTGGGGCAGTTGGCTCGCTCGGGCCAGTTGGACAAGCTGGGGCTGATGGACATGCTCCTGCACCAGACCGACCGGCACTCGGGCAACGGGCTCTTCTCCGCGGACGGCGGCAAGCTGCAACTCATCGACAACGGGCAGGCCTTCTCGAAGCACAAGGAGTACCAGCCCAAGCTGTCCGACTTCTGGGCCATCGGCCACGAGTACAACGACGGCGACAACTGGTACGTGAACCCGCTGCACCCGGGCGCGGTGGCGTGGCTGCAAGGCCTCGACCCGCAGAAGATGGCCGAGCACATGGACCGTCTCGGTGTGCCGAAGGAGGAGCGTGACGAGTCAGTGCGCCGCCTCGTGGCCACCCAGAAGCGCGTCGGCCGCGGCAACGTCTCCCGTGGCGCTGCGATGGGGGCTCCGTTCATGACCCAACGCCGCGAGCCACCCGCTGCCCGCATCCACTTCATGGACGGAGTCTAGCATGCGTGAAGGTATCTACCGGCTCTACAGGAACTACGTCAGCGAGAAGGCTGAGACCCAGCGCCGACAGGTCGCTCGCTTCGTCCTCTACGGCGACAGCCTCACTGCCCTTGAGGACCACGACGGGCTGGTCGAGCAGCTTGCTCCCAACGGGAAGGTCACGGCCAACATCCTCCAGCGGCTCAAGCTGATGGAGCACTCACCGTACTGGAGCCTCGTGCACGAGCAGGACGTGCAGGGCGGCGAGCACGAAGACATGCTGCCTGAGATGGGCGTTGGTCCCACTGAGTGGCCGATGCCCGAGGAGGGGTAGCCATGGACGAGAAGCTCATCGCAAGGCTCGCGAAGACGTACGAGGAAATCGCGCACCACCTCGACCCCGAGACGAAGGACCACTTCGAGTCCGTCCCCGCCGACCGTCGCGACTTCTTCAAGCGCGCCATGTTCGAGGACTCAAAGGTTCCGGGTGCGATGAACCAGTACGCCTACAAGACGATGAACGTGGCGCAGCGCCCCGGCGCGCACGTGAAGCTGGACCTGAACGACCTGAAGCACCTCAACGACAAGTTCGGGCACGAGGCGGGCGATGCGGCCATCACGGGCTTCGGCGGTGCGGCTCTGGAGGCCTCGCGCAAGAACGGTGGCCAGTTGTTCCGGACCGGCGGCGACGAGTTCGACGCCCACTTCCCCACCCAAGAGCAGGCCTACCAGTTCCTGCGCCATGCCTCGACGGGTGTCGGGCAGTTGGTGCCGACCGGCGGCCACCACAAGCTGAGCTTCTCCGCGGGCATCGGGCCGACGCCGGGCCATGCCGACAAGGCGCTCTACCTGTCGAAGGGCGCGAAGACCGCTCGCTTCGGTGACCTGCGCAGCGACCCGAACGCCGTCACTGGCCACGGGCAGCACTTCGCGCACTCGCTGATGCCCGGCGCCGCGGGCCCTGTGAGTGTGGCCGACGAGCCCGCCATCCCGGAGCAGTACTCGAAGCCGAAGCCGACCGGCCCCATCACGATGCCGAGCGTGTAAGTTAGGTGCTCGAAGATGCCGGAAGTCGGCACTTTCGCGACGTGAACTTACAACCTCGTGCCGATGTTTCTGCCGATGTTGTGGCGGATGTCTGGGCGCCGTGCTAATCTACTGGTGGGCCCGAACTGGATTCGACGGGTTGCTAGAAGGCTAGTGTGCGTGCCGAGGTTGGTCAGCCGTCCTCGTAAAAAGCAGACCAAGCACAGGCGATGAGCCCATGCTGCGCGCGGCCTAAACAGCCGAGCGTCGGGACTACGTGAGCCCGACCGTCGCACCCCGAGATGCTCCTGTAGGGGATGCGGCGCCATGACCGGAGATGCAGGTCGGACGAGAGCGTCGCGCGCTCGCTGACTCAAGACGACAGCGACAACGCTGGACCAGCCCGGGGACACGGGCTACGCACGTAGAGCATCAGTCGGAAGGCAGTTCGGACCGGGGTTCGATTCCCCGCGGGTCCACCATCTTGGGACAGCACGTCCCTGCACGAGGGGCACCGGCCTCAGGCTGTGGACAGTACCGGTGCTGGTGGAGGCGTCACCCGAGGGGGTTCGTGGTCACCAGCCATGGACCCCCTTTTGTACTGTTAGTGAAACTACGAAGTTGGATAAGTCTAAGGAATCACTGTCCTTTTGGTATAGTGCACTTGTCCA